TTGATAGAATAGATAAACTCGTAAGCAGTGAAGACGAAGATATAGCGTTCAAGTCCAGCAAGTTTGCTATCGAACAAGTCCACGGCAAGGCTACCCAAAAGATAGAGAGTAAGTCGGCTCACGTATCTGTTATCTACAATCTCGGAGGGTCATCAGCACCAGAGATACCAGCAGACATACGCAAAAAAATAGAGGGCATACCACAACAGAGGTAGTACCCCCCCACCACCCCTGTTACGTAAAAGGTTCACCCCAGCATATATATATAATATATATGCGTAAGCAAGAATCTAACCGTATGCGTAGTTTCCCATTAAAACGGAATAGTGTACGTTAGGTACTTGGTGTACAATAATTACATTAAGTACGTAATGTACAGGAGGTACACAATGGCAGATTTCGTTTATAGCCCAAGTGAGTTCAGGAGCAAGCTACGGTCTGCACTGGAGTTCGCTAAGTCTGGTGCTACGGTTGTGATAGATAGGTACGGTGAGCGATACGAGGTGCGGTATATGGACGGCATTAGTCCGTATGTGCCAGCCGAATTAGTGGAGACCCCCCAGGTACTTGAGGAGAAGACGGTGAACCCAGGTTACCCCGAAAAATCTGGTGCTACCGCACCGACCAGGAGTAGTATTAAGGTATGTAAGAAGCACGGTGTTGAAGAAGATATTTGTAAACTAATGAAGCACTAGGAGACAAGATGATACAGCTAAAAGATGATACTGAGGTAGCGTTGTTAATGGCACTGATGAAGCAGAACTATGGGATTAGCTGGTTTAGTAAGGACGGTGGGTTGAGCGTGGGAATGCACCTGCCGACTGGTGAAGTGGCGTATTCCGTGCCAGCCAGTTACCTGAAGTACCTTAGTGGAATGATTGAGCTGGAGAAGCCCGACAATCTTGATGATGTGACCGAGCAGGAAATGGCTGACCGCTTACTAGAGTGGACTAAGGAACTGTAATGGAGAGTGGCAGCTCGCTTACCGAGACCAACCTGCGTGACGCTATCGCTAAGTTGCAGCACGATAACCCTGGCAACCCCAGGTATATGAAGATTGCTCCGAAACAAATGGCTCTGCTCAGGGAGAAGTGGAACGAGCTAGAACCTCTGCCTAGACAGCCTGAGTTCGGTACGATATTCAGCTTAGTCGAGCAAGAGGAACGTAAATGGCAGAGCGTACTCTCACAGCTCTATATATAGGGCTGCTGCTGAGTGCGTTATTCTTGTATTTTTTGGTGGTCGTGGCATTGTTATTAGCAGCTACTTGGGGTGCGTTCTTCACCGTGCTCTGGTTGTTCTCGGTTTTATAGCGTAATCGTTGTATAATTCAGGACAAATAGACAATCTCAAAAAAAATGGTGGGGAATTAACAACTAAGTGAGGGTAACAATGGACAAGAAACCACGAACTCCAGCTCAACTGGAGAACGATAAGAAGCTGGCTCAACGAGCTAGAGAACGTAAGATGATGAGAGAAGCTGCACTTCCCAAGGGTATAGAGGAAGACGCAGCCAACCTAGTAAAAGCAGAAGCAACTCCGCTACCTGCTGGCGGTGACCTTAAGGACGAGCTGCTACTCAAGCTGCTCCGTGAGGTAGAGGAACTAAGACAGCAGCAATCTGCTGGTTACAACCCCCAGGCTGCACTCGAAGCCAAGGGTCAGATGATGAACGGTGGGGTGGCTCTCGGTAAGAACGGACTCCAGGGTGTCGTAATGCGGTATCCTATCGAGCCAAGTTATTACCCGAATCCTATTGAGAGACTGTACGATGAGCCGACTCTTAAGCGGTTCAACCTGCGTGAAAACTACTTCTTCGACTGGAAAGTCGAGGGCGTGGAGTGGGAGAAAGCCAACATCACCTACGCAGAACCACGCTTCACCTGCCGTATCTTTAGGAGAATGTTCCAAGAAGACGGTGTGACCCCCAGCGGTCAGTACGCTCTGATTAACCGAATGATACTGCACGAAGACGAAGTAGTGACCAGGATTGCAGCCGAGAAGCTGAACCTGAAAGAAAGTATCGGTGAAGATTTTGACGCTCTAATGAGCGAAGTTCGCTTTTTCCGTATTAGACAGTGGCTCGTAGACTTGTTCTCCGTGCCAAAGGTTGAGTCGCACAATAGAGAACCACGCCAAATGGTCGTGGACGGTAAGGTCGTAGAAATGTTTGACAGCGAAGTCCTGATTGACGGAGATAGTGGTATCAGCAAAGCTGACTCAGTATCACGTGAAGTCCGAATATAGCGTGTCGCACAATCTTTTTGAAAGGTGCTGAATGGGTATAGTTGAGGGTACGAATGTGGGTGACGTTAATCTTCCCGAAGCGGAGGTTATTGAAGAACGCTTTGATTCAGTACCTAAGATTACCGACTACCAACCCCACGATAAGCAGAGCCAAGCCCACGCTGCGTTCCTAGTGAACGGCTACCAGCGTGGCACTCTGTTTTGGGGTCGGCAGGTCGGCAAGTCTTTGTGGTCTGTCAAGCACCTGGAAATGGCAGCCGTGCTGAAACAGGGTCAGTACTTTATCGTATTCAACACCCACAAACACGCCAAGGACGTTATGTGGAGACAGTACCTCCACGTTATCCCGAAAGAACTGATAGCCGATACCAACAGTACCGAGCTGATTATCACATTCAATTATTGCAGGGGAGCGTTCTATTTCCCTGGGATTGGCTGGCAGTATATAGAGCACGACCCCGATATGCCACCTAGTACTATCCAGCTCCTCGGCTCGGACTATGCCTATGACCACACTGGTCGTAAAGCTCACGGTATGATATTTGACGAGTACCAAGACCAAGACCCGAATAACTGGGAGACGGTCTACCGTCACTTCTTCACCACCACTAAGGGCTGGGCTGCCTTTATGGGTACAGCCAGAGGATACAACCACTGGTATGATAGACTCCAGTATTCCAAAGACCAGTACGACAAGTCACTGAAAGGTAGTAAGAAAACCTGGTTCTACCTGGAAGCTACCTGGCGAGATAACCCTGTGATTGACCCTGAGTATATGGAAGAACAACGCCACGAAGCCGAGGAGACAGGACAGCTTGATACCTTTATGCAGGAAGTTGAGCTGCAATTCCGTACCGTACAGGGGTCGGTCTATCCGATGTTTGACCGCAAAGTCCACGTGCTCAAGCCTGACGGCACTCGTGAAGAACCACGCAACGACAAGGTTCACATACCGTATGAGTCTGGCACTCTGTTTATCGTATGGGATTTCGGCTGGGTTGAGGGTCACCCGACTGCGGTGAACTTCATTCTTATAGATGACCACCAGCGAATGTTTATCATAGATGAGATACACGGCACACAGATTGCCATAGATGACGTAATAGATATGATACGTATGAAAGCCAGTGGCTACCGTATCACCCACGTTATCGCTGACTCAGCCCGACCTGACCTGATTGAGATTGCCAGGAGCAAGCACCTGCCAGTCATAGGAGCACCGAAGCGACAGGGTTCTGTACCTGCTGGTATTCAGTTAATGGCACAAAAGTTGAACCCGAAACAGCAAATGCTGGGATTGCCTGAGCCTGATATGTACATCACGAGCAACTGTAAGCACACTATTTACCAGCTAGAAAACTACCGCTACCGAGAGAATAAACTAGATAGACCAGCAAGTGACTTGCCTGTCAAGATGAACGATGACCACCCAGACGCAATCCGCTACTTATTGCTATACTTGAAATATGGACTAATGAAAACGGACGAGCCGATTAAAGCTCGCTTGCCGATGAAAACAAACCAGTACGGTTTACCGATGTAAGGGTTTAATAAAGAAAACATAAAGGACAAAAAATGGCTGCACCAAAAACGCTCAGACCCAAAGAAGAAGTTACTCTCGATAGCTTAGATGATGATACTCGTGTACTGGCTCGTGATTACCGAGAGGATATAGATACCCACGATGACGCTACCAAAGACTTTGACGCATACGAAGCTATGCATATGGGTCAGACGTATGACTCGGTGAGTCAGGAAACCAGCAACGGATTAACAGATAGCAAGACCGCCACTATCTACCTGGAACGTGCAGCTCGTGTGGCTGGTCAGCTCCCAGAGGGTGAAGTCCAGGCTTTCGGTAAGAAAGACACTGGTAAGGGATTGTTTATGGATTTGCTGCGTACCAAGTGGATTTACCCGAACGCCAACGCCCAGCGTAGTTTCCGTACCAAAATGTTTATCTGGCAGTACGGCAGTTCCGAGTACGGCTTTATGCCTATGCACTACGACCTCGATGTGAAGCCGAACGGTAAGGTTGTGCCTGACTGTTGGATTTGGTCACCTCGTATGTTTATACCGCAGACTGGCTTCACCTCTATATCTGATATGGATTATGTACACGCTCTAGCTCTGAAGTCACCGAGCTTCTTCACCGACCTGGACAAAGAACCTGAGTCGGCTGGCTGGATTAAAGAGAATATAGATGACGTTAAGGAGCAGATTAAGACTGCTATTAAAGACACCGACCCTCAGCGTGACACCAAGGACAAGCGAGACAAGCAGCTCCAGGGTGCTCGTCAGGTGATGATTGCCACTCGCTACGAAGCTGGTGACAAGGGTGAGTGGATTTCGTTCTTACCTGACTTCGGCTACAAAGTTATCCGCAGACTGAAGAACCCCCACAAGAACGGCAGGATTCCTTTCGTTATCAAACCTTGTATCCCAACATTCGACAGCTTCTATAATATAGGAGACTTCCAACGGTCTATGCCTATGCAGTTCGCTAATGACGGCTTGGACAACTACTACTTCCAGGGTATCAAGGTCAACCTGTTCCCACGTACCGTCATCAACGCTCAAGGCGTAGTCCGTCACACTCTATCCAATGAAGCTGGTTCGGTTATTGAGACCACGAACAACGTCAATGACGTTAAGGTGTTAGAGACATCTACTGCTGGACTCTCCACATACCAATCAGCGAAAGGTATGGCTCAGGGGGCTATCCAATCTATCGCAGGAACGACTGATACAAGGGCAAATGCCGAGTCTTCCCTCGACCCAGGATTCGGAAAGACCCCTGAAGCCCTTAAGATGTTACAGGCTCGTGAGTCTACCAGAGACAACCAGGACAGGGAACTGCTTGAAGAAGCTATGACTGAGTTGCTGGACGGAATGATGTCGCTTATCCCGACTATGAAGAACAAGATACCGCTTGACCTGTTCTCTGACGAAGTAGCTGAGATTGCCAAGCGTTATCCTGATATAGAAGACATCTTCGAAAAAGCCAAGGGCAAGGGTATCCTGACCACTCGTGAAAGCGAGTCGGGTAAGCAGATGAGACTCCGCTTAGACCCACAGAAGTTGCAGGGCTTGGACTACCGCTTCCAGCTTGAGCCGAACTCCACGATGAAGAAAGGCAAGGAGCAGCAGCTCCAGTCTCTTATCGAGTTTATGGGCTTCGTTGGCAAAATGCCGAATGCCTTGCAACAGCACCAAGAAGCTACTGGCACAGTACCTAACTGGCAAAAGATTTTCGCTCAGTTCGGCACGTTAGCAGATGTACCAGGTATGGACGATATGTTTATCGCTGCTCCGAAAGCACCACAGCCAGAGGAGAAGAAACCTCAAGGTGGGATAGACCCAGCTATGTTGGCTCAAGCAGCAGCTATGCCACCAGAGCAGGTAGCAGCAGGTGGAATGCAACCACCAATGCCACCGCAAGCACCACCTATGCAACAGCCACCACTAGCTGCACCACAGCCACAAATGGTTGCACCTATGCCACCACCAATGGCACAGCCCACACTGCCAGCTTCGTACCCACCACAGATAATGTTGCCAGAAGCACCAATTCCAACACTCGCTTTGTCACCCACCCCACCCCCTACAATCATTAACCCGATGACAGGCAGACCAGTCTCACCAGAGATTGCTGCTCAAATCGCACGAATACAAGCAGGGAGAGGACTATAAGATATGAGGACTAACAGTATTATCGGTGAGCCAATGCAGTTCACCACGACCACCCCGAAAGTTCCTGAAGTAAAGGAGACTGACTGGGAAAAGGTGGCGAACAGCGACAAGTTCACCGAGGTAATGACCTACCTAGAGGGTCGCAAGGAATACTACCGCAGGTTCTTACCTGACGGCAGACCTGTTGAAGAAGCCACCCCAGAGGAGCGTGTCGCTCACTGGAACTTAGCGGTCTGTGTCATCAAAGAGATAGAGGGATTTCAGGCTAACCTGATACTCAGCAAGAAATGAGCAAGTACAACTACGAAGTTCCCAAAGAGGACAACTGGTTTCGCTATGTAGGGCAGAAGCCCCCTGAGCGTATTCCTCACTTAACTGATGAAGACCGTGAAGACCTGATGAAACACAACCTGGACGGACACGAGTGCCAGTGGTATCAGAACGGTGCATTCGCAGTTTGTGACCAGGCTGAGTTCGAACACGGTATGAAAATACCCAATGGTATGCTGCTCGATAAAGAGCAAACAGATAAAATTGGCAAGCCCACGTACCGTAAGTACGGTGCTATCTTGCGTAAGTAAAAAGTAAGTGCTTAAATACAGGTAGAGTGTATGACCCACTTTAGCGGTTGTAGCGAACGCCCTGCATAACGGAGCGAAAGGAAAAACGATGAATGACGATTTAGTCAATGCAGCTTTAATAGAAGACGATGAAGACAAGCGACTCAGGGAAGAAGCTGAAAAAGCCGAACCCAAGAAAGAGGAAACGCCAGAGGTCAAGCCGTCAGAGAAAGCTGAGACTCCTGAT